TCAATCATGCTGGTTCTCCACACGGTCTCGTCGCCTGCCATAGAGTTTTTCACCCAACTGGCGGATCAGTTCTTTCTCTGGCCAGGTCAGCCGGTCATCTTCAACCGACACAGCCAGCATGCCCTGGTCCTGCCAGCCATCACGTTTGACCTGGTCAGGAGGACGGCGATTGCCGCCATAACCTCGGGGATGCCATTTCATGATTGCACCTCCTTGAGACAGGCGGCATAGCCTGCCACATCGATGATGGAATCATCATGGTTCGGGGTGTGTACCAGCCGGGCCATCTTGAGGTCAATCAGGCATAACGCCACCTGCGCTGGGGTGACCTCGGTGCTCAGCACCAGCGACCAGCGTTTGGCAATGTGATCGAATAACGGCTTGGCACTGCCGTATTGCTCATGGCGTTCTGCGACCGTGGTGGCAGCAATATTCAGAAGGTTACTGCTCATGACACACCTCCCATGCGATGATCCTGTGCCCAGCCCAGCAGGGCCAAAGCATCAGCCTCGTTGTCATCGGTTGGATCGAAGCCACGACTGCGAGCGGCTGCGATCATCACATCCTTGTTGGCATTGCCCTTACCGGTGGCATGGCGCTTGATGGTGCCGACGGGAACGGCCTCGTAAGGAATTTGATGATGTTCACACCAGGCGGTGACATGGGCCAAAAACCCACCGTAAGCGTGAGCAGCATCAACGCCGATGTGGCGGCGAACCTCCTCAACAAAAACAGCGTCCAGACCTCGAGCCATTTGTTTAATCTCGGTCAGCCATTGCTTGAACCGCAGGAAACGCATACCACCGCCTTGCCACCGGTCGTTCTTGAACTCGACAGTGCCACTGGTGATGGCCCGGTCTGATCCATGCAGGGCCCACCCGGTTTTGGTGCCGAGATCAAGGGTAAGGACCGTCATGACCTTGGCATCTGCCTTCGGCTTGATCACATTCGATTTATCCATTTGGTTTCTCCTTTGCTTGCTGTGTGGTGTGGGCGGTGATCATCACGGGATCTCCTTTAGCCAGTCGGGTGGATTTGTGATCGGTGGACGTTCGTTTTGACGTCCACCGGAACGTCCACCGTCTGTAACCCCCGGATTTCCTGGCTCCGGTGGACGTGGTGGACGTGGTGGACGTTTTCCCGGTGTATCTTTCACGGGGGCGCGCGCCCCCGCATACGTGTAGGAGGGGGATAAACGTCCACCACGTCCACGAGAGTCTGAATTACCGTTATTATTCAGAAGGTTATCTTCGTGGACGTTTGAATCACAACGTCCACCAACGTCCACGACGTCCACGAGATTTCTGCCTATTTTTTCATCAATATTCAGATTCCACCGTTTGACGCCTTGATAGGTTCCTGCGCCACCCATCCGAAGGCTTCGCCCATCGACGGCAAACACCCGATCGCGCATGCGCCCGAGCGACTTTCCAAGCCGGGTGCGCTGCGAGCGTTCATTGCCAGAGCCGAGGGGCAGTGGTGGTTCGCATGTGATCGCCAGATCGTAGAGGTCACTGCTGCCAACCTCCGCTGTCCCAAACCGGTCCCACCACGATGATATAAAGCCACGCCACATGGCCCCTTCGCTGTCAGACGCCGCCATCATGTCGTCCAGGTTTTCGAGGAAGCCTTCGATGCCAGCCACCTCCAGAATGCCACCCATGGTCTGGGCCCAGGCCTCGTAACTCCCGATGCTGCGTTGTCCATGCGGTCGCCCGGCGCTGATCCATGCTCGGCAAAGGGTCAGGCAAGCGGCGACCAGTCGGGCGCGATTGGCGCGAACCCAGCCCATTAAATCTGGATGCCTGAACGCCTCTCGTCGCCAGGGTTGATCAACGCGGGCATCAAGGCGAATGCGCACCAGACGGCGCGCCATCTCGTTGGAAAATTCCGGATTGTTGCCGGTAGCAATCCAGGTGCAGCGAATTGGCAGGCGGATAGTTTCCGAAACGCCCAGGATCCGGTCTTCCCAGAAAGGGGCTGTCAGGGCTGCCGCGAGGGCTGAGGAATCAAGCTTGCCGCGCAGGTTATCGATCAAGACGATGGCCGGGATCTGGCGCAGTTTTGCGGTAATCCGTTTGCGCCATTCCTCGTCGTCCCGGCTTTCGGTCATGACCAGGGTTCCGGTTCCGGTGAGGATGGTCGAAATCGCGTCCACCATGAGGGTGGCCCCGGTGCCGGGGGATGGCTTTTCAATCAGGTGCAGAGGCGTCGAGCCATTGATCAAGGCGCGGACAAAGCCGAGCAAAAGCAGGGAAATTGCGTGGGCTCGCTCGGCCAGTGAGGTGAATGGAAAATCACCGAACAGGTCGTCTTGCAGCAGGTCCCGCGCCTCAGCAATTTGCTCAGGGCTGGGGTGCTCCGGAACGGCTGGCATCTTAAAACCGGAAATGGCGTGGTACAGCAGCCTGGCGTCCGGGTGATAACCAGGTTCCGTCAGCAGCGTCCCACCCCGGCCAAACACTGGTGTTGTGACGATGCCGGAAAGAATAGGTAGTCCAGGGTCGGGCGTGGCCAGAAGCGATTTGATGAGGGCTGTGGGAGGTGGTGACGAGACCAGCTCGCCGGTTCGGCCAATGCGCCGCCACAGGGCGATCTTGGCCAGCATGTAGCGCAGGCGTTCTTCCGTCACCGTGGAGGCAAACGGGCGGCCTTCGTCGTCGGGAACAATCCAGGTCGGCAACCCGGCGGTCCGAAACAGCCAGGGTGGCTGGTTGGCTGTGAGCAGAAGACTCCAGGCACGATCAACGGCTCGGGCCAGATCCCCCTCATCGGCGCGAAGGGTGTGCATCGATGCGGTAGGATAAACGAAGCCAACGGGGATATGGCGTCCCATGGCCTCCGGCTCTTCTTCAGCATCGGCTTGTTGCGCCGATTGAATAACCTGGGCGACAGCGTCAGGGCCTTTGCGTAACAACAGGTCATTAAAATCCTCTCCCTCTTTTGGGGGCATCGCAATGCTCACCGTGCGATCTTCCGAGCGCAGACGACGGGCAGCGGTTTCGGCGGCGCGCGAGCCCGCACCGGATACGTCATGATCAGCCAGAATGACGATCCGGGTCGCTTCGGGAGGGATGTGGACCTGTTCAAGGTTGGTGGTCGACAAGGTCGCCCAGACGGCCAGGCCGGGACACGCGGTCATCACCGCCAGCCCCGTCTCAATGCCTTCGCAAAGTCCGAGGACGCCGTCTGTGCTGATTTCCGCCAAACGCACAGCACCGCCTGCAACCTTGCCCAGCATCATGCGCGGCTTTGCGACATCGGCCTTGATGACAGTGTTGGAGGCGTTATCAATTTGCAGATAGGTTCGATGTATCGCGGCGGTGGTGCCTGCGTGATCGCGGACGATGCCGATCAGCGCCGGAAATCCGGTCTTGGTCTCCCAATGGGTCAGGTCGGCATGGAACCTGATATCCGCACCATCCGGAATGGCCAATCCGCGACCCACCAGAAAATCGGTGGCGGGGCTATCTTTGATGGGTTTGGCATGGGACAGAATGAAGGAGATTTCACTGGCCGGATCCCGATTGGATGTAGGTGCGCGGGCGGGCTCTTGTCGAGGAGGTGACGTGTCCGTCCATCCCGTCATGTCCGCCGCATGGGCAAACAGGTCGCGTCCCGAAAGTCCCGTCCTCTGTTCCAACGTGTTTAAGGGGCCACCGCCCTGACCGCCGTCAAAATCAATCCAATCGCCCGCATGATCACCTTTAAGGGTGATGACACATGAGCCGTTCTTGCGAGGTGCGTCTCCTCGAATATTGGCCAACCGCCATTCATCGCCGTTGCGTCTGCCATTGGGAAAATCCTGCGGCACCCAATGCTCCGCCGTGTCTCGCAGCCGGGCGACGATGACGTCCAAATCATAATGGATGGGCTTTGCGGGCGCTGGGGCGACATCGTTAAAATCAATCAAGGATCACCAGCCCCTGCTCAGCACGGGTGATTGCGGTATACAGCCAGCGGGCGCGATCCTCAGGTGTTCGGCCAAGGCCGTCGTCATAGACGAGAACGTTTTTCCATTGCGATCCCTGGCTTTTATGACAGGTGATGGCGTAGCCCCAGTCGCTCTCCACCAGGCCCCGCATATCGCGCCAGTCCCTGCGCGACCGATCCCGGTCATAGGCGACATGGTCGTCGTAATGACCTTTGTAGATTTTAACCCGGCCCGGAATGAGATCCCCGTCCTCGGTCTTGATGACGGCGCTCAACGCGAGAGGACCTTCATCTTGAATATCGGTGAGGTCGATAAACATGCCGTTGATCAGGCCAAGATCGTGACGGTTCTTGAGACAGATGAGTTTTTCATCGCGGCCCGTGGGATAGGTGTTAGCAAAACCCGCCGCCTGGCGCATGGCGTTGTTGAGTTGCCGCCGGGTGGCGTTCATGCCGCAAATTACCTGGCCACCCATGAGCATTTGCTCAGGCGATACATCCCGCCGCGACATCTTCCAGACATGATCGTCATGTTGACCCTGTGGGATGGGCAAACCCTGGCGGGCCAACGTGGCCAGACGGATGATGGCGCTGTCTCCGGCCTGACGGTGAACTTCGGTCAACATGACGTCAGGCTCCACATCGGTGAATGCACCGGCCCCTTTGATGGGAGGCAACTGGCCGGGATCGCCCAGTACAAGAACGGGTTTGCCGAAGGCGAGAAGATCGTTGGCCATCTCTTCTCCGACCATGGAGACTTCATCCAGAACAATCAGGTCGGCGTCACGCACCAGGGATTGTTCATTCAGAACGAACTGGGGTTTGTGAATATCGGCGAGGCGAAGCTCCAGGCGTTTCAGGCGTTCAGAGGCAAAGGTGCGTTCCGACGCGGGCATGGTCAAAATGCTTGAGCTTAGTTTGGCCGCCTCAGCTTCGACCCGAGCGACTTCTTCTGGCGTCGCTTCCGAGACCCTATATATGAGGCTATGGATGGTCGAGGCAGGCGTGCCCTTGCGGGTCATTACCAATGCGGCCTTGCCGGTAAAAGCCGCAAACAGAACACCGCCCTGTCCGCCGTTGGGGTTCATGGTCGACAGATCAAGTTCGTCAATGGCGTGTTTTGTGATGGTGGTTTTTCCGCTGCCCGCATAACCAAACACCCGGAACACCTGTTGATCCTTGGTGCGATTGTTGAACCAGTCCTTGATGTTGGTAATCGCTTTTACTTGCAGGGGGGATGGGGTGAAGGTCATGAGGAAAGCTCCCAACAACGCTTGGTGTATGAACACCAGCGACAAAGGTAAAAATCGGAATGGCTGGAAATACGGGGCAAAAGCTCACCGGCATCCGCCGCTTGAATGACGTCGATGGCCTTGTCGGAAAGCAGTTGCGCCTCGACAGCTTCAAACGGCACCACTTCGTGATGAAGGGCCTGGGTGTCTTTGTTGAGAACCGTAAACAGCGCCACCGACAGGTCCATGTAGGCCATGTAAATTTGCAGTTGGCCGTAATAGACCGGCTTCGACGCCTGCACGCCGCGCTTCACGGTATCGTTCCAGGACGAGGCTTTGAGTGCCTTATGTTCCCAAAGCGCTGGCCACGTTATGCCAACGTAGGGACCGCCCACGATGACACCGTCGATATGTCCCTTGATGCGTCCGGCGGCGGTTTCGAACCCGAACTGCCCGCCGTTGTTCTCGCTCGTGCGTAAATCAAATCCGGCGACACGTAGCCAGCGAATGGCCAGGTCTTCGAAGATATGACCGGCAGCAAATATGCGTAAAATACCACCGTCGAACGCCTTGCCCGGATCGGGTGGAGTACGGGTAAATTCATAAACCAGCTTGCGCGCGCAGGGCTCACCGATGCGGCTGGCTCCAAGATAATCTCTGGGAATCTGGCGCTGGTTTTCCGCGACCAGAGCCTGGTCAACGAACGCGTTAATTCGTTGGTTGGGGTCTGGGGCGGGATAGCCGTTGCCATAGACAAAACCGGACCCGTGATTGAAATCAACAAACATTGTCAGCCCTCAAAATGGAATGTCGTCATTTAGCGACTGGCGCTGCATGGAGTCCTGGAACCCATCAACACAGGCCTCGATGATCTGATCGATGTCGACGGCACTGCGGTCATGGAACGCTTCCATCAAACCCAGTTCGGTCAACGCCTCAGCGAAAAACCGCCGGGCATCGACGATGGCCTTCTGTTCCATGTCGGTTTTATCGATCATGCCGATCTTCCTTTTTGCGATTTTCGACCCGGCCTTGAGGCAGCGCATCGAACAGAAACGGTGATAGGGAAAACGGTCCCAGTTCAGTTGGTGGCAATAGCCGAAGCCCCGGGATTGACGTCCGCAGATGGCGCAAGGCGTCATCCGAGCAAGAGCTGGGTGAGGTCCTCGTTGCCCTCGGGTTGCTCTTTGATCCGGTGCGACGCCAACACGATGAAACGGCTGATGGCGTTTGACGCCATGGCGTCCAGCTCGGTCATCTTGAGGTTTTGGATGGGTTGATGGAGCCGTCCTCTGCCTTCGAGCCATTCGCCAATCGCTTTTGCCGCTTCCCGTGTGACGTACGCTTGCCATTCATCGTTGGTCACGGGTTCAACCAGGCCGGGCCCCGAGCGGCAGGCTGACCCTGTGCCGCAGGCTGGGCCTGGACTGTGGATTGGGTTTGGGCAGGAGCCGCCGTGTTCAGTGCGGGGTCAGCGTTGGAACCCCATGCCGGTGTGGCTGACGCCGGAGATTGCGCCCCTTGAGCGGGACGAGGCCGATTGCCCGGTGCGGCTGCTACGGATTCACCGTCCATAATCTTGCGCCACTCAGCCTCATTGGGCAGAACGATCTTATCGATCTTGTTGCTATCGCTGTACTGAGGGTTTGAACTGGGCTCGACCTTAATCTTGGCAACGCAGGTGATGCCGTCAAAATCTTTGAGCCCGCGCAGCACCCGCTTGGCCTTGGCTTCCTCGCTCATGTCCTCAGGGTTCAGGCCCAAAGCGCTGTCGATCATGGCGCGGAAAGTGCTTTTGGAAATTTTCCAGCCGATGGAAACACCGTTCTCGTCAACCTTGCCACCGGCGACCGTGAACATTTGCCAAAACTTGCGCTTGGCGTGCGGCCCTTCAACCACGGTGAACTCAGCGTCCAGCATCAGAACATCGCTGCCAGGACTGTTGGAGGCTTTGAGCAGCCCTTGGTCGATCTCGCTCTGTCCATCCACATTGCCCGGACGGATGGTCATGGTGATCTTGGCAAAACTGCCATCGGGAATCAGGTCGCCGGTTTTTTGCGGTTCGGCGTCGTTCATATCGAAGGTCATGATCTTATCCTTATTTGGTTGAGTTGATTTTGGAGAGAAACGCGCCAAGGTCGGCGGGTTCAGTGATATCCAGGCGACCGGAGCGATCCTTGGCGGGCAGGCCAAAGGGGTTGCCGGATTGGCAAACAAGACGTCGTTCCTGGGCTTTTTCCGGGTCGTGTCGCCAGCCCCCTTGGTTCTCAGTATCGTCAGGGGCAAACAGGCTCAGGGTTAGAACCTGATCGACAATGCCGGGCAGTTCGCGGGCGGCCTTGCCACCCTCCATCTGTGGCTGCCAGTTGGTGCGATTGAACTCATCGACAATCTTTTCAAGGATGCCGACGAAGATCACCGTTTTGCCAGGTGCATGCTGCAGATGCTTCAAGAGCCCGATGACCTCACTGGCGAGCAGGCCGTATGCGCCGCGAATATCGGGCTTGCCGGTTTTCTCGGAAACGGCCTGTGGCTGGGTCTTGGCCCAGGCCATGGCCTGACGGGTCAGGTCGGTGATGGAATCAACAAAGATAATCCGTTTGTCATTGATCATCTGAACCATCTCCGGATAGGTCTGGCTGAGGTGCTGATAATGGCCCTCGGAGTAAAACCCGTTTGGATCCGCCGCCGGGTTAACACCGCCGATCAGGCAAGCGATGTCGATGGCGTCTGTAAACGCCCTGATGGAGATGCTCTCGCCTTTCCAGTCCTGGACCGATTTCATGCCAGCTTCAAAATCAAGACACAGGGTCTCGGTGGGCGGCAGGGTTTTAAGCAGTGAGGTTTTCCCGGCACCCGTGGGGCCAAAGATTGCCATGGTGGTTTTAGCTGACGCGCCGGACAGGCGTTCGTCTGCGGTGATGATTTTAAGGCCCATCAGGCTGCCTCCTCTATCATGAGAGTTGAAAAGTTGATGGCTTGCCCCTCCGGGCAGGAACGGGCGATGGCCAGATACCGAAAGCTGGCGTCACCGATGCGCTGCTGGAGCAAATGAAGAAATCCTCGCTCGGCCAAGCCGAAGGCCCGTGCCGCCATCTCATCCAATTTAATCTGGTGAGGATCTTTGTTGCCCTGCTCGGTGCTGCCCCGGTCCAGGCACAGAAACCCGCGATGGTACTCAAGGGTGTCGCCTGGTTTGGCCTGAGCCACCCAGGCACAGAACGAGATCTCATCCAGTTTCTGCAAATGGAATGGCGATGGGGACCCGCGCCAGATAGGAATGGGCGTGGTCATGATGCCCCCACGACGCTTAGTAACGGCAGAGGGGTCGAGGTTGAGCCTTCGGTGTTGCGGACCTGCTTGGCCTCATAAGCCTCGACATCTTTGAGCCGGTAAACAACCCGACCACCGAGCTTAAGGTAACGCGGACCGATTTTTTCCCAGCGCCAGCGCTCCAATGTGCGCGGGCTCAGGTTCCAGCGTTCCGCGAGATGGACTTGGTGTAAGTGTTTGGTGATCAT